GCCGCCGAGGGCGACGACGCGGGCGGTGCCGATGCAGGGGAAAACCTAGTCAAACTTGTACTGACGATACCGGATGGTGTTGACGCAGAAGATGTGGACGCCGAAGAACTGCTGGCCGAGGCGATCACAGAAGCGATCAATGCCAAAATCTAGACCATGGTAGCGTCAAAGTAACCAGCGTTGTGTAAATAGGGACCGGCTAAAAAGAGATGGGATAAGCGAAATGAGTAAAGAGGATCGCACGATTCACGTTAACGTCGATTCTGACAAGCTGTCGGCATTGATCGACGCGAAGTTGGCCGATGTGGGCGAGCGGTTTGAGCAGCATATGCGCAAGGCCACCACGCCCAAGACCAACCCGACCCTTTCCGACAAGGGTGCAAGAAACGCGGATGGCAACGAACTACCGACCGCCCCGCCACCGCGTGGTCCCGGTTATCAGGGCAATCGGCCTGTCATTACCCCCGAGTATGCGAAGTATACGCTAGAGGGTTTCCGCAGGCTGTTGCAGGGTGACACCCGTGGGTGCACCAAGGCATGGGAGAAACTGGACGGCTACCGTGCGACATTGGTGCAATCGGATGAGCACACATCCGGTGGTGTGCTTGTGCCAGATGGGTTCTTGGCACAGGTGATTGTCGAACTACCAAACTTCACACCGTTTGCGGACCCGGCGCTCGTCCGAACGCTTCCGATGGAGCAGGATGTGGTGCGTGTCCCGCGTGTGACGACCAAGCCCAGTCAGCCCGGTGTGGTCCAAGAGGGTCAGCAGTACAGCAAGACCCAGCCGGTGTTGGGGCACGTTGACCTGATCGCCCGCAAGGTGGGTGAGATCATCCCGGTGACTTACGAGATGATCATGGGTTCGAGCATTCCGCTGTTCAACTTCTTGGCGGAACTCGTGGCCGAGCAGCAGGCCGACAAGCGGACGGACCTTCTGACCAACGGCTTGGGCACAGACGAGCCGCAGGGCATTCGCACAGAGGCCGATGTGGCCACGCAGGGACAGGCCGCCACGGCTCTCGACGGTGATGACCTGATCGAGGCTTTCTATTCAATCAAGACGGCCTATCGGCGGACGGGCATTTGGATGATGCACGACAGCATCGCCAAGGCTGTCAGGAAGTTGAAGGATGCGGAGAACCGGTACCTGTGGACCGAGGGTGGTGGAATCGCCTATGGCCCGCAGCCGACCATTCTTGGCCGACCGGTCTTCGAGAATCCGTACATCCCGACCAACCTTGGTTCTGGCCTCGATGAATCGGAGATCATCTTCGGTTCGTTCCGCCAGGGCTACTGGTTGGGTATCCGTGGTGGGATGACCATGGAGAGCAATTCTTCCGGCACCGACTGGGAGAAAGACATCACAAACCTCAAGTTCAGGGAACGCTACGATGGCAAGGTCGGGGATGCGGCGGCCTTCGTGCGCCTGACGGACGTGGTCGAGTAGTAGATCGGTGACACAAGGGGTGGGGTTGTTGCACAACCCCACCCCACCAGGGGGAAACGATGCCTAACGTAGAGGTCATAGCACTAAGACCACATGTCGAGCGCCAACGGCGGTACCGGGGCGAGAGGTATTTCATCAAGCCCGAGCGTGCGGCAAAACTGGTCGCCCGTGGATGGGTCGAATTGGTGCACAGGGTTGAACTCCAAGAGAAGGTAGAGGCCGAAGCGAAAGCCGAGGCGGAAGCCGCCAAGGTGGCGGAAGCCCAGCAAGAACTTCAGGACTCCGACCTTGATGTGTTAGTAGCCAAGTGGCAGCCCAAGTATTCGCCGGAAGAATATCTGAGGCGTTGGCCCACCGGCCAGCACGCCGCATTGGCTTTAGAGATACAAGCGAAAATGGACACGCAGGACTAATCGAAAACATCAGGATGGAATACAATGTCTAAGCCTATCCGAGATGCACTACAGATCACGGGCGTGAGTCTCTTGAAGACCTACGGGCAAGAAACGGCGAGTACGACAGGTACTGCCGTTGATCTTGGTGCGGCTCTGTACCAGAGCATGGTGTTCGTGGCGTACATCACCGCCAACGCCTGCGCAACTGGCGATTCGCTGGACGTGGTCATCGAGGGGTCGAATGACGGTACGACCTACGAAACGGTTGCGACATTCGCTCAGTGGGACATGACCACAACTGCCGGTTTGTATCGCGTTGACTTCGATGATGCTAAGGGGCCGAAGCGGTACTACAGGTATGCGAGCACCGAGACCGGCACGGCAGATGTGACATATCTCGTGCTGGCCGTTGGCATGGAGCCGTCACAGGTGCCCGTGGCCCAGGTCTAGTATGACTATGCGTGGGCGCGTTACCCCGATAGCAGGCCGTACCATTTGCTATGGGTGGTTGAAGTGATGTCAGGGGGTGCGGGGCGACGTGCCCCACGCAAGCCTACGCGGGATCGTATGATGCGTGGCGGTCTGGACTTGGTCGAAGTCGCGTTCTGCGAGGAGTGTGAAACGATCATGCCAGCCGATGCCGTATTCAATCACTTCGAGAAGACAGGGCATACGACTTTTAACTCGAAAATGGTCTCGCGTAATGAATACAACGTGCGAATTGGAAGGTTAAAGCAGGATGGCTGATCCGCGCATTCTGACGTGGCAGGAAGTGTCGGAGTGGTTGGAGCTACAACAATCCGACAGCGATAAGCCAACGCTATTGCGTTTGGCGGCTTCGGTCGAAGATCAGATCGAAAAGACGTTGTCCGGTTACAAGTTCAGCAACGTCACCTATACCGATCAAGCGTATGATGGCACGGGGACAGATAGCATCATTTTGCCCAACGCGCCGATCACAACATTGACATCTATTAAGATCGGGCGCGACTCAACCAACCCTTCCGAAACGCTCGATCCAACGGACCCCGATGTGGTCGTCTGGTACGATTACGGGCTCGTGTCCCGTACTGACGGCTACACGTTCCCGCGCAAGCGGAAGTATTGCCTGTTCAGCTACAAGGCGGGTTGGACAAAGGATACGGTGTCGAGTCAAATGAAAACCGCGCTACTGTCTACGGTAGCCTATTACTTTCGCAGTCGTGGCCGAGAGGCGGTTCGCAACGAACTCCTTTCGGGCATGTTGAATTGGACCGGGCGCGAACTCGATGACTTGCCGGGTGTGAAGAACATCTTGGCCATGTATCGGCGCCCCACGGTAGCGGCATGGTTCTGAGCCATGCTGAGATACTTCGGCCCGCATAACACGACGAAGGTGGACATATACCGCCCCACAGAAATAGGTGACGAAGCTGGTGGAACCACCAAGTCGTGGACGCGGGTCGCCAAGAACATAGCTGTAGTGTTGCAGCACCTGACTGGTGGACAAGCTGAGAAGCTGTTTGGTGTTGATACCGTGGCGAAGTGGCGAGCGTTGACCGAGGAGACCCACGACATAGCGATTGGCGACGTGTTGAAGGTCAAGACCGGTGAGAGCGAGGGTGTGACCTTGGGTGTTGACAATGTGATCAAGTCTTGGGGTCGCATGAAGAATGTGGTGTTGCGCGATACGGATGTGGTGATCAGTGGCTAGGGTCGGCTTCGATGTTGATACGCGCCAGCTTGTTGCTTTTGGTAATGCGCTCAAGGTGGAGTACAAGAAAGCCTTGCTGTCGCCCGCACCGTGCGCCGATGTAGCGGAGCGCGGCGCCGAACTCTTGGGCGACATGCTTAAGAGAAGGGCTGGCGGTGGCGCGACATACACGCATCCATGGCGGATGGTCAAACGTCGTGGTAGCCAACCCTACGCTGTTGAGCTTAGAAACAAACCGTTGTCAGAAGATGGTCGCGTAGCCAAGGGTCGGCACAAGGCATCGGCGCCAGGGGAGCCGCCTGTCCGTTTCTCCAACACCCTATACAACAGCATTACGTACTCGGTAAAAAGGCGGCGAAACGGATCAGAGGCCCGTGTCTGGGTCGATGATAACATCAAGAAAATTCGTGCTTTGGAATACGGTACCGTGATCGGGCACGTCATTGAAGCCCGACCGTTTTTGCGGCCTGCGTTCCAAAAGTTACGAGTCGAGTTCGGCAGGTTAACCGTGAAGGGCTACAACCGCGAGATGAAAAAGGCGATCAGTAAAATACGTGCCAAGTCAAAGACCGGTGGCACCTACATGACGAAAACACTGCGGTAGTATGGACCGATGTCGATATATAACCTTCGCCGCGCTCTGGTCAGTCTGTACAATGCGGATTCGCAGGTACGGGCTATCACGGGGCGTACCAGTGAAAATTTGAAGTACCGTGGCGATCTGCATGCGGCACTGAAACCTGTTACGACTTACTTCATTGTGGTGGGTCGAGTCCCTGGCGGAACCGATCAGCGCCGAGAGGTCACAGTGCAACTCGATGCTTGGACGAACCAGGAAGACAATACGACGATTGGCGATTTAACTACGCTACTGGCGCGAGCCGAGGCACTCTTTACGGCCAGCAACCTATTGGCGCAAACGCCGAGCGTGGATGCGGCGGTGTTCATAGGGGACGTACGAGACAACTTCCCAGACAAGGATGGCATGATCAGTCTGGGGCAGGATTTCACGTTTCTTGTTGCTGTGTAGGGATGAATGATAATCAGGGGTAACCTGAAATGGCACGATTGAATTCCAACCAAGAGGTCTTTCACGATCTACGCACCGTAGGTTTCTACGCGGATGATGCTACGGCTACGACCACATCTGGCGCACTATCGGTCGGTGATACCGCCGTTGGGGTGACCAGCGATTCTGGTTTTTCCGTTGGTGATGTCATCCGTGTCGGGGCCAACGGTAATACGTGCGATGTGATCGAGGCATCTTCAGTTACGGGCAACACCATTACGTCGAAGCTACCTTTGGCGAATGCGCACGCGAGCGGCGTGGCGGTCACTTTGCTGACGCTCACCGACTTGGGTGCGACGACCGAAGCGGGTGTGACCATCGACATTTCACAGGACGAGACACCGCTGGTCGCGGGTACGCAGAAGGGTGTGTATCTGTATCTGTCGGGTTCCGTGGAACAGCAGTTGTCGTGGTCGTGCCTGAACTTCAACCCGGAAAACCTGTTGCAGTCCGTTGGTGTTGACGAGGAGAGTTCAAATTACTTCAGCAGCAGCCCGAACGGTGCTGTGTTGAACCCGAACGTCTTTGCCAGCTTGGGCGAGAAGCCGTGGCTGTTCGAGGGTCTGCGAGAAGACGCCAGCACGGTGCAGGTGCGCTTCTACGCGGCCAAGGTCGCGGCGGCTAACCAGTCGATCACACTGACGACCGGTACTGCGGCAGAGGTTCCGTTCCAGCTTCGTTCGACGGGCGCGTATCACGTTCTGATCGAGTAGGGCTGACATGAACTGGAAAAGAGACTCGCGCCTTTTTGACTGGGGTGCGGATGAGGACGAGTCGTTTTCCGAGTCCGTCGATACATCCGATGACGAAGTTGTTGGGTCGGATGACCAGTCGCCCGTGGAGCCGCCACACGATGAGCCTATCAGGGTCGAGAAGGGTACGGTTCTGATCGAGTTTTTGGACACGGGCAACCGTGTGCGCGTTTCCAGGGCCGTCGCCGCTGAAGTTATGGGGCGACGAAGGGCGAGAGTGGTCGAGTGATACGTCCGTGGCCCACAAGACGAAACGGCAGATCAGGGATCGGATAGAATTCTACTCCCGAAACCTGAGAAACGCTGGCTTGGCGACGGACGAGGAGATCGCGTCCGTCGCCAAGCCGTATAAGGGTCGGAGCAGTAAAGACGATCTGTGGATGTGGTTTGCCGACCTCAAGGCACTCGCACGTCTACGCAAGGGCAACGAACGCAGCGAAGTCACACTGGGTGGCGGGATTGAGTTATCCCGTGCCTACGATGTGGCCATTGCAGCGCTAGAAGATACCCCCGAAACAGTATACCTAGCATCCATCGACAAGCATGTCGATGTCACGCCTGCATCGTGGGCACGAATACTACGCATTGAGGACATCGCGTGGTGGCTATTGCGGCTACAGGCCATGCAGGTGCTGATGAACGATCCAGAAATAGAGAACAAACCAGACAACTTGGCCGACGTGCAGGAAAGGATTCGGAAGGAACTGGATTGGCAGCGTGCGTTTCTGTATGCGCAGGTAGTCGCGCCAACCCCTGCACCCGTCAAGGAACCGGTGGATTGGGGCAACGACATCACGCCTATCGAGGAGATGGCATTGATGGAAGCCTACCACCGGGTCAACGTGGACACATTATCACAGATGCCGATGCCCAAAAGCCGGGACGGCAAACGCGACCTGCCCAATCACTGGGTGTTTCTGTTTCAGAGTTTCGCGTGGCGTGAACGGTGTCCACCGACTGCGATTATTCGTGACCGTAGTTTGGTGTCCATCGTGGCCGAGGCCACGATACAGAACATTCAAGAGGATGCGGCGCGACGTAGCGTTAAAACGTCTAGGCGAAAGGGTAAACCCATTGTCATGGACGAGGACTCCATGGCCGAAGGGTTTGGTATCGATGTTTAATCAAGAACTAGCACAGCACATAACGTGGCGACAGGTTTTCGATCTGGCGTACCGTTTTTTGACCGCGCTAATGGTCCCACTGCTTATCTGGCTTGGCTCGATGCTGCGCAGTATCGAGCGTGCGACCACGGAACTGGATCGTCGCGTGACAGCCATTGAGGCGAATCGTTTCACAAGCGTTGACGGTCTTGCTATATGGCAGGAAATGGCCACGCGACCGACCCGGCAAGAACTCGAAGGCAAACTAACAAGACTTGAACAAACGATTGGCCGGATCGAGTCGAAGCTGGATAATCACATGGCGAGGACGCAGTGACGGAAGACGAAAGACAGGATGAATTGGTACTGGCAGCGAAGCGTGCTGTTGTGCAGTTCTTCATGCCCAAACGCGACTACGTGGACCTTTGTGCCAAGTATGGCGAGGAAGTGGTCCTGAACGCTTTCTATGGCACGATTGATATGTACGCGGGGCAGGAAGCGATGCGCCAAGCGATGAAAGATGCCAAGCGCATGAAGATGTTGGCACGTGTGCGATTGCTGGGACCGGGCTTGCCGTAGGTGAACGATGGCTGATAGAGAACTAGTCGAACTGACCGCCGCCGTCAAAATGAGCGTGGCCGACGCCAATACCAAGGTTGATGCGCTGGCCAACCATTTCCGCAAGCTGGGTTTGGAGAGCAAGGATGCCGAGCGTGCGGCCCGTGGTGTAGCGAAGGGCATCAATCGCGTAGGGCGCGATGCCCAGACGGGTAAGCGTGGCCTCGATGCTTTCACGCAAGCCGCCGTCAATGCACGGAAGCCATGGCGGCGCTTCCTCGAACGGCTACGTCAGTTTCTGGTGTTGGTCGGCACGTTTGTTGTGTTGCGGCGCTGGACCCGCGTACTCATCGAGTTCCAAACGGCCATCGCAGAAATCGGCACCATCGCTGGTGAGAGCGTCACGAAAGTCAGCAATCTCCGGTCGGGGATTCTTGAACTGACCCGCGTGCTACCCAAGAGGGCCGCCGATGTGGCGGCGGGTGCCTATCAAGTCCTATCGGCTGGCATCACAGATTCCGCCGATGCATTGAAGGTGTTGCGTGCTTCTACGGTAGCCGCGACAGCCGGATTGGCCGACACCCGATCCGCCGTAGATGCGATCACCACTGTCCTGAATGCTTATCAGATGTCCGCCGATGAGGCGGCCCGTGTGGGCGATGTGCTGTTCAAGACGGTCGAGTTAGGAAAAGTAACCTTTCCCGAACTCGCGCAGAACATCGGTAACGTCGCCACGTCGGCGGCGCTGGCCGGTGTGAGTTTAGAAGAAACCGCAGCCGGTGTGGCCACTTTAACCAAGTTCGGCATCAACGCTTCCGAAGCCACGACATCCCTGAATAGACTGTTTTTGACGCTGACATCGCAATCCAAGTCGCAGGCCGAGGCGTTCAAGAAACTCGGGGTCGAGTTTAGCGTTGCCGCCGTGAAGGAAAAAGGCTTTGCCGCTGTGCTCGGTGAGCTAAACAAACTGACCGACGAACAGATCGAAAAACTGGCCGAACTGTTCCCGAACATCCGGGCCGCTAGGTCGGCGTTCGTGTTGGCCGGTAAGGGCTATACGGAATACCTGCGCATCGTCGGTGAGACATCGCAAGCCACGGGGGCCGCCGAGCGGGCGATGGAAAGGATGACAAACACGCTGGCATCGCAGTCGCGCATCTGGCTCAACATTATCGTTGCCGGGTTCCAGCGCGAGTTGCAGCCAGCCATGAAGTGGCTGACCGGCCTGTTTAAGCAGATGAACACCGGGATGCGCGGCTCATTGTCCGAGCAAATCGAGCTATGGAAGACGTTCGGCACGACAATGACCGGCACGGCGATGCAATACCAGCATGACATTTCATACATGATCAAATCCACGCGAGACATGCAAAAGGAATGGCGTGGACTAAACGATGACATCGAGGACCTACAGGGTCGGCTCAACAGTGCGACCTAGGATGTCTTGTCGGCCCATCGCGTGTGGGAACTTGGACCCCAGGGCGATATGGTCTACGATGAGCGGCGAGAGGCTGACCGCGCTCGGTACGCATCCATTACGCGCCAAGCCATCGCTGCCATTGCCGACGAGGCTGGCCGTTGGGCCGATGCCGTCGAGCGTATACCGCACGTACAAGATGTGGCCCTCGAACAAATCGAAACCATCAGGTCAGCCATTACCGACAACCAAGATGTGCAGGACGAGGCCATCAAGCAGATTTTGCAAGAAGTGGAGCTGTATACCCAAGAGGCCGCGTTGCAACTGGCTATCGCTGAAAACAATCGCATGATCAACTACCTGTTGGGCGAGGGTACGTTGCAGCGTCACCTCCAAATCAAACAGCTTTCCCAAGTGCTCGGTATTCTGCGCGATGTCGGCACAGCCGAAGATCGCCAGTTGGTCAAAGAGCAACTAGTCAACGCACAGTGGCAAGAACGGGTCGAGCTACAAAAAGTTGCCGTAGATACGGCGCGGGACTACTTGGGCACCTTCCAGACGCTGGTCAAGACGATGGAGGGTGGCGTCGAGGTTTCGCGCATGAAGACGATGCCATCGGCGGAAGAACTGATGGCTGATCCATCGCAGTTTAATCGTATTACAGAGGCCGTTGCGCAGGTCACGGAAAATGTCCGTGAGTATGCCATGGCCCTAAAGGATGGTGATGAGGCCAGCCAAGTCCTCTTAAACCAAGAGCTAAATCGACTTCGTGCCCTTCGCAATTATGAGATACAGGCGAACGCCCTGTTGGGGGCGCTTGATCGTACGAACCGAATGCTGCTCGAAGAGGCCGGTATCGTCGAAGAACTGACCAAGGGTTGGGATGATCTAAGTGACTCACAGCTAGGGGCGGTGCGGTCACTACTGCGGAACGTGGCCGAACTGGAGGGCAGGCTATCCACCGTCGCCCTCATGGACTATACCGATTGGGTACTCAACTTGGCCAAGGCGTTTGAGATTGAATTGCCCGGCGCCGTTCGTGCTGGCGTAATGCACATTGGTCAGTATGAGCAGGAGGTCAAAAACCTAATCGAAGGCATGAATGTGGCCATGGCCAGCGTGGGCCAAATCT